GCTCACATCCTTGTCATCGATGATCCGGTAAAGAACAGGGACGATGCAGAATCTTCAAACGCCAGAGAGTCGACGTGGGATTGGTATACTTCCACCGCTTACACGCGTCTCGCTCCTGGCGGGGGCGTGTTGGTTATCCTTACTCGTTGGCACGATGACGATCTTGCTGGCAGATTACTCAAAGCAGCAGCCGACAACGGCGAGCAGTGGGAAGTTGTTAACTACCCAGCCATTGCCGAAGTTGACGAACCCTTTAGAAAGCAGGGCGAAGCACTCCATAAAGAACGCTACAACGAAGAAGCCCTAGCACGAATTGAAAGAGCCGTTGGCCCCAGAGACTGGTCAGCGTTGTACCAACAGAATCCGGTAGCGGATGACGGTGACTATTTCACTCGGGACATGATCCAGTATTACGACCGCGAAGATATTGACTACGACCGAATGCGATTTTATTCAGCGTGGGATCTGGCGATTGGTAAGAACGACAGGAACGATTATACGGTCGGTATCGTTGTAGGCGTAGACGAGCAGGATCGGTTGTTCGTAGTTGATATGGTCCGAGGCAGGTACGACGGTTTCGAACTGGTTGAGCAGATCCTTGATCAGTACGAGATGTGGAAGCCATCGATCATTGGTATAGAGAAGGGCCACATTGAGATGGCCCTTGGACCGTTCCTAGAGAAGCGTGTCCGTGAGCGCGGACTCTACGAAGCGTATTTCAAAGATCTTAAAACAGGGCGCAGAGATAAAGAAGCGCGCGCCCGTGCTATTCAAGGACGGATGCAGCAGGGCATGGTGTTCCTGCCGAAAGACGAAAATTTCACTGGCCCATTAGTGGCGGAGTTACTTCGCTTCCCTAACGGGGTACACGACGACCAAGTGGATGCACTATCGTGGATTGGTTTGATGATGACGGAGTTCAGTACCTTTGTTGAACGCGTTGAGCACATACCAACGTGGCGCGATAAGCTCCCAGGGTTACTAAAAGGCGAACGAACCAAATCATCAATGAGCGCATAAAAATGGCCAAAGCAACCAAGATATCTCCTGCGAAGGAAGAAGAGATTACCCGTACTCAGTGGAACCGCTATGAGCGAGCACGGGACAACGGCCACTTAGACTATGTCGAGATGGCCAAGATATGCGACGAGTATTATCGCGGTGACCAGTGGGATGCCGACGATGCTGCTGCGTTAGAACAAGAGGGGCGTCCAGCGCTTACTATTAATACCATTCTCCCTACTGTTAATACCATCTTAGGTGAGCAGTCAACGCGCAGAGCAGACATCCAGTTCAAGCCCCGTAGAGGCGGTAATCTAGACGTAGCGACTACTTTAACTAAGCTGTATATGCAGATTGCAGATAATAACAAGCTGGATTGGGTAGAGCAGCAGGTGTTCAGTGACGGTTTGATTATGGACGGTCGTGGGTTTTTTGATGTTCGCATGGACTTCAGTGATCACATCGAAGGCGAGGTTCGAATCGTAGCCAAAGACCCGCTAGACATACTTATCGACCCCGACGCTAAAGATGCAGACCCAAAGACTTGGAACGAGGTGTTCGAGACTAAATGGATGACACTCGATGAGATCGAAGAGCTGTATGGCAAAGACAAATCAGAACGATTACTGTTTGTAGCTGAGAACGGTATGTCTTTTGGGCCTGATTCAGTTGAGTACCAAGAGACACGGTTCGGTGATACAGAGAACTCTAACGATTATTTTGGCGCAGGAGTAGCAGGTGACGATGAATATCGTAATGTAAGAGCACTGCGCGTCGTGGAGCGCCAACACAAGAAGCTCGGGCGCGCTTCTTTCTTCGTCGACCCCGATACAGGGGATCAACGCCAAGCACCAGACGAATGGACCGATAATAAGAATAAGAAGTTCGCTAAACAGTACAATCTAACCCTAATCAGTAAAGTGACCCGCAAGGTACGCTGGACCGTGACGTGCGACCAAGTCGTGCTGCATGATGATTGGTCTCCCTATAATCAATTCACGATTGTTCCGTTCTTCTGCTACTTCCGCAGAGGCAGGCCGTTCGGTGTTGTCAGAAACCTACTATCTCCCCAGGAGCAGCTGAACAAAATAGCCTCTCAAGAGTTGCACATAGTTAATACTACAGCTAATAGTGGTTGGATGGTTGAGTCAGGATCGTTAGTTGGTATGACCGCTGATGACCTAGAAGAACATGGCGCAGAGACCGGACTGGTACTTGAGTATGCGCGTGGCACTGCACCCCCAAGTAAGATTCAACCTAACCAGATACCTACTGGCCTAGACCGTATTGCCCAAAAAGCAGCTGCAAACATTAAGACTATATCTGGCGTCAACGACAGCATGTTGGGCACGGATAGCGCAGAAGTATCAGGTATTGCAATCCAAGCCAAGCAGAACCGTGGCGCAATTATGATCCAAGTACCTTTGGATAACCTGCGTAAGTCTCGACAGTACCTAGCCGAGAAGATTCTTAATCTTGTACAGACCTTCTATACAGAGCAGCGTGTTATTCAGGTCACTAACGAAGCAGACCCACTCAAGCCCCGCGAAGAAATGGTCGTGAATGAGCAGACCCCAGAAGGGGAGATCATTAACAATCTAACAATAGGCGAGTACGACGTTGTTGTAACAACCGCGCCCGCAAGAGACAGCTTCGACGAGGTGCAGTTCGCTGAAGCTATCAACTTGCGCCAGGTCGGGGTAGCTATACCGGACGATGCGATCATCGAATACAGCCACCTAGCTAGAAAAGGTGAGCTAGCCAAACGTATTCGCGTTATGACTGGGCAGGAACCGCCGACTCCAGAGCAGCAAGAAGCACAGGCAGCACAGGCGCAAATACAAAATCAGCAGATCCAGCTTGAGATTGCGAAGCTAGAAGCTGAAGTAAGGAAGCTACAAGCCGAAGCTGCAGTGAACATTGCTAAGGTCCAAGACATAACAGAAGTAGATCCACAGATAAGAATGGCTGAACTACAAACTAAGGTTGATATTAACGAAGCACAGCTTGATCTGAGACGTGAGCTATCAGCCTCATCTAACACCCTTAAAGAAAACCAATCGCAGACTTCGGCGGCAACTAAGCTAGCGACGACTGCTTTTCAACACAGCAACAAACAACCCAACAGGAACGATAGGAGTTCTTAAATGAGTGAGCAAGAAGAAGTAGTAAAAAACGATATAGAGTACAACGTAATGCCTGGGGCTGATATTCCAGACGCAGATAATAACGAGCTACTAGATCTTAGTTTTGCTGAAGTAGCAGAAGTCGAAGAGCCAGAGGAAGAAATTGTTTCTCAAGATGAACAAAGTACAGAAGAGGGAACAGAATCGGAAGAAGAGACCGAAGAGGTGGTTGAAGAAGAGCCAGAGGAAGAGGCTGTAGCTGAAGTAGAAGAAGCTCCTGTAAAAGCACCTAAGAAACCAATGGTTCCGAAGGCACGACTTGACGAAGTGCTTGCTAAACAGAAGGCATTACAAAAACAACTGGATGAATTGAATGCTTCAACTGAAAAATCGGCAGAAGCCCCAGAAGAGTATGACTTTGATGCGAAAGAGCTCCTCTATCAGAACATGGTACTGGACGGCGAAACAGAAAAAGCAGTTGGCCTTAGACGAGAAATCAGAAAAGCCGAAAGAGCCACGCTAGAGTTTGAAATGCGTGCAGAAATGAACCAGACGGTGAACCAAGACCGCCAAATGACTGCTTTGCAGCAAGCTGCGAACGCGATGGAAGAGGCATACCCTGTATTCAGCCGAGATAGCGCGGAATATAACGAGGATATGACCAATGAAGTCGTCGAACTACGAGATGCTTTTATATTAAAGGGCTACGAAGCAGTTGATGCGCTATCAAAAGCCGTCAGATATGTTGTAAAGGACAACGACCTAGACCAAGCGCAAGAAAGTGCGCCAAGTCTAGCTGGGAAGGCGCAGAAAAGTGACGAATTAGCCAATAAACGAGCGCAAATTTCTAAAAAACTCAAGGCCGCAGAGGCACAACCGCCAGAATTACCAGGTGAAAGCTCTGCGACGCACGGTGAGAAAGGACTAGACCTAACAACCATGACTGAAGAAGAGTTTGCTGCGCTCCCTGAAGCAACTTTAAAGCGCCTACGCGGTGATATTTTATAACGAGGTAATTATGGCAGCTGAAAGAGACCCAAGACTAGCCCGAGCAGGAGTATCGGGCTTTAACAAACCAAAAGGTACACCTAGTCACCCGACGAAGTCGCATATTGTTGTGGCTAAGAGCGGGGCGCAGATAAAAACCATCCGGTTTGGAGAGCAAGGCGCGTCAACTGCTGGAGCACCAAAGGCAGGCGAGTCTGAAAAGATGAAAAAGAAGCGCGCTAGCTTCAAAGCACGGCA